ATTAATCAGAGAATAAATGATATTTTAAAATCAACTACTGGTCCTACAGAACCACCAACAGTATCAAAACAAGAAAAAGCAATAAATGATTATATTAATTCAATTTTAAAGGGAGTGAGTTGAATATTTTTTGGAAATTATTATATGAGTACTATGATATTTATCGTTATACCATAAAATTATTGAATCTTTTTCTTCAGTAAAACATTCATTAATATCTTTTTTACCGACTACTGGAAATATTTCATGATGTTTTTCAATTGCTGCTAAAATCATTTCTTTTTTAGTCATTTTAACATCTCTTTTTTTAATGATTTGATATTTATATTAATAATATAATAAAATTATAAAAAAATCAAAATCATTTTTAGTATTTATATAAATATTTATAAAATAAAGGTAAAATTATGGCAATTTTTTCAGCTGATTTTAATGATTTTAATGATTCTTTTCCTGATGATGATTTTATTTTGGGGAGTGATAATTATAGTGCAGATAGAGATTTATATTCTACATTATTAACAGAGGCTTATAATAAATTTGGTGTTCCGTGTGAATATTATTTATCTACATTTGATACAGATCATAATAAAATTTTTGGTGAAGATGGAAATCGTTATTTTATAAGAAAATTTCCAGTAATGGCTTATTATATTTTACCGAAAGAATTAGAACTTTGGTCAAAATGGGGAATTGAAGGATTAGATAATTTTCAAATGTCTATATCTAAAAAACATTTTTCTGCTGTTTGTACATCTGGAGATTATGAATATATAAGACCAAAAGAGGGCGATGTAATACAAGCTAATTATAATAATAGATATTATGAAATTATTGATGTTGGTGAAGAAGAAGAAATGTTTTTACAGAAAAAACATACTTGGATTCTAACGGTATCTGTATTTAAAGATGTAAATGTTAAACCAAACAATAGTTTAAGTGCTGATGATATTTCAAATTATACTGATCAAAGTTCTGATATATTTGATTTATCTGCAACAATAGAAGGAGATAAAAATAATTTTCTTTATAATCCACCTGAATCTGAAAAAGATCAAGATTCTATTTGGGGTGAATGGTAAATTTTATAAATAATTTAAAAATGAGATTTTTATGAAAAGAGATAAAAATTTTTGGATTAAAGCAAGTAGAGATATTGAAAAAATTGATATTTCAAAAATTTCAAGAATTGCTTTACACTGGTTTTTGGCAGAATTGTGTTCTCATTTTGGAGAAGATTCAGGTGATGGTGATGAATATAAAGACGATTTTATAAAAGATTTTCTTGGAATAACTCACAAAAATGCTATAGTTATTCCAATGTATAATTCAGTTCAATCTATGTTTTTAATGGAAACTGAGAAGAAGATTTATATTATTTGGAGAGGAACTCAAAATCTTAAAGCTCTTTTATATGATTTAAAAATTTTTCCACTTATAGATGGATATAAACATAATGGAATTTGGAAGATATTTTTAATGTTTAAAGATGAGATTGAAAAATATATAAGAGATTCATTTGGTGTTCCAAAATCAGATTTTAGTAATGTTAAAAAAATTTGTGACATATCGGGGCATTCTTTAGGTGGTGCTGAAACAATAAATACTGGGTGGTGGTTATCAAAAAAAGGTTTAGATTGTAGATGTACTGCTTTTGGAAGTCCTTATATAACAATAGAAAAAGGTGTTAATGAAATAAATGAATTAATATCTCAACAAAAATTAGATATTTTACGAGTTGTAAATGGTTATGATTTAGTTACGAGATTTGATCCTACTGGACTCGGAAAACATCCAGGAGATTTAATTAATTATAAGAAATCAAAATGGACAAAATATTCTAAAATAGTTTCTCTATTACATCATAGATATTCTGATTATACAAAAGGTAATATAGATTTTGTTTTAAAATATGGTGATAAAGAAGGTGTTAAACTTTTAAAAATTGTTAAAAATTGGTGTAATATATAAATATAGGAGAAAAACAGTAATAATAACTTAATGAGTATTAACTGCTAAAGAAGTTGAAAAAGAAGTGGAATCATAAATATAATAATTTTAAAAAAATAATAAATAATGGAGGGGTAATGTTAATGTCTTTATCAGCAACTTTTAATAATGAAAATGTAGAAATATTAAATGTGACACCAGTTGGACTTGATGTTTATATATTATATAAAACAGATGATGGAATAGTTAAAATGTCTAAAAAATGTTTAGATACTTCAAAAACATCAACAACTATAGCTACATCAGCAACAAGTGAATAAGTAGAAGTTTATAACAAATAGAGAAGTTTATGAGTCTGATATTGGATGAATTTAAAAGAATATTAAGAGGTGTGATATGAATGAATTAAATAAAAAACTTATTTGCAAGCATTGTAACACTACCATTGAAAAGAATGGAAAGTGTAAATGTGGAGCAATAATTTTAAACGAAAATCAAATAATTAAGGGTGAAATTGAAAGGGATTATATAGATTGTAGTCCAGAATTATTATGTGGATAAAGGGGTAAATAAAATGAATTTTAAAAAATTATTGCAATTAATAAGAAAAACTTTTAATTAAAAGGGATTTAAAATGCCATCAAATTTAATCAAATCATATGCAGAAAAAACAGGTCTTTCAGAATCTGAAGTAGAAGAAAAATGGAATTCAGCAAAAGATATTGTAAAAAGGGAATATCCAGATAAAAAAGAAGGTTCTGAAGGATATTATGCTCTTATAACTTCAATTTTTAAAAAAATGTTAAAATCAAAAAATGAAGATGCTAATGCTGTAAATACCACATCGACAACAATTGGTGAAAAAGGTATATTTGCTCCTAAAATTGGTGATATGTTTAAGAGAATTGATAAAAAAATAAAAAAGAAAAAATTCGAAGAAGGTACTTTTTTAGATAAAATTGATATGATTTTAGAGGATGATTATCCAAAAATAGATAAAACAATTTTAAATTCTTTAGCTAAAGAATTTAAAGGTAAAATATCTGGAAAAGAAGTTTCATTTAATTATAAAGGAAATGATTATATTATAAAAATGAATGATATTGATAAATTTTCTTTATATAATATTATAACAAAAAAACACGTAGATTTTAAAGCTAAAAATTTAGAATCAATATACGATCAAATTCAAATGATAAGTTAATTTATGATAATAGAAAATCACCCAAATGGATATGGTAATGTTACTGATTATATAAAATGGATTAATCATAATTTTAAACTTACTAATACATTAGAATGTTTTAAATTTTATACAATGCAATATGATTTTGCTACAGATAAAGAAAAGTGGGAGAAATTAAAATTCTATGATATTCTCCCATTATTTTTTGTATGTCAAATATTTCCAGATAAAAAATATTGTATTGGATGTAATCTTCATCATATTCCGGTTACTGCCAGAATGGAATGGTTAAATAAATTTAGAGAAATTTCTGATAAAATTAATGAAATTATACCATATTTGGATTATGGTAAAAATAGAACAGATAAATTTTCAAATATGATTTATCCTCTTGTTTGGAAAATGATGCCAAAAACTAAAATCTTTATTCGAAGATATAATTTTGAGAGAATACATTATCTTCGAAATGTTAATTTGGCATTATTAGATGAAGTTTCAAAATTTTGGTCATCTACATATCTCGGTGTTTCGATTGCTTCAATAGATAAACGCTATTTAAACTATAAACCTAAAGAATAATTTTTTCATTTCTTACAATTATTAAAAATTTAAAGTTATTTGTAGTATCTTTTTTAAAATACAAACTTTTTTTAAAAATTATAAATATTTAAAATATTAAAATAGGAGTTTAATGTTGGATTTTAGATATTTTAAATTAAATCCTCTTGGAGAGATTTTTAAAAAATTTTTTATTAAAATTGAAAAAGAAGAACAAGAAGCTTTCGAAGAAAATTCACAAGGTATTTCTGATGAAGAATATGCTCAATTTATGCAAGCGTCTAAAATGGGTGGACATTGGATAGATTCTTCTGATAATGTAATAATGACTACTATTGATTTTGAGCTTATGTATAATTCTAAGCTTAGTCGTATTGCAAAGTATAAGGAAATGGCTAAATATCCAGAAATTAGTGATGCTTTAGGTTATGTAATAGATGAAGCAATAGTAGAAGATGATGATGGAAATATCATTAATTTGAATTTTAAAGAAAAGATTCCAAGAGCTATTGAAAAACAATTATTAGATGTTTGGGATGATACAATTAATAATGTTTTTAAAGTTAGAAAAAATGCTAAAAATCTTTTTAAACGTTTTATGATTGATGGTGAGCTTTTTCTTGAAAATGTATTAAATAAAAAGAAAAATGATGTCCAAACTATAAAAATTTTACCTGCATTTACTATGTTTCCTATTTATAATAATTCTATAATAGATGGTTATAAACAAGCAATTCCACATTCAAAAATGCCAATGAATCATGAAAAAAATGAAAGAAATTTTAATAAAAATCAAATTCTTTATGTTAATTCTGGTAATTATGGTTCGAATAATTTAGATATTTTTGGTTATCTTGAAAATTCTACAAGAGTTTACAATATGCTTAAATCTCTTGAAGATGCTATGGTTGTTTATAGACTTGTAAGAGCTCCAGAAAGAAGAGTTTGGAATGTTGCAGTTGGAAAAATGCCAAAAGGTAAAGCAGAAGCATATCTTAGAGGATTAATTGCCCGTTTTAAGAAAAGACATATTTTAAATCCTGAAAATGGTAAAGTAGATTCTACACAAAATGTTCAATCATTAACGGAAGATTATTGGTTTGCTCAAGATGATATGGGAAAACAAACTACAGTTAATACAATTGGGGGAAACTCTAATTTTTTAAATAATTTGGATGATATTAATTATTTTGTTAAAAAACTTTTTAAAGCTTTGCAGATTCCACGTTCTCGTTGGGATGAAAATTATGTTTCTTCATCTCCTTATTCAATTGGTCGTGTGGGAGAAATAACAAGGGAAGAAATTAAATTTTCACATTTTGTGGATGGATACCGTAATAGATTTAAATCTATTTTTGTTGATTGTTTTAAATTAAAATGTAAAATGAAAAATATAGATGAAAAATGGTATACTGATAAAATCATAAACGTTCAATTTACAGAATCTAATTTATTTAAAGAATTTAAACAAATTGAAATTGATCAAGCTCGATTTGGCATGTTTTCGAATGTTTATAGTTATGTTAAATCTCAGATGAATCCGGATGGTTTTATTGCTTTAAAATTTGCAATACAAAAATATTTAAAATTTTCTGATGAAGAATTACGAGAAAATGAAAAGTTTTTAAAAGAACAGGAAAAAGAAGAAAAAGAAAAACAACAAGATCTGCAATTTGGAAACAGTTTTGATGATAATGAAGAAGATAATGAAGAAGATAATGAAGAAGATAATGAAGAAGATAATGATAATGATCCTGTTAGTCGTTTTAATAAAATTAGTAATGATGAAGAAGAGGGGGAGGAAGAAGAAGAGGAACAAGAAGAGGAACAAGAAATTAAAAATACAAAATATAAAAATGGTATCAGATCAGGAAGAAAAGTATTATTAAATTCTGAAAAAAGTTATTATAAATATGCTAAAAAAGTTTTAAATGAAAATATAATTAATTTTTATAAATAATTAAAATAAGGAGTAAAAAATGTCAATTTTAAATTTTACATTTAGTGAATTTTTAAATGAACTAAATGAAGGTAAAGAATTTTTAAATGAAGGAATATTATCATCTAAATTAGTTAATCAACTTATTCATAATGCTTCATATTCGATATTTAATACAATGTCGGCTCCTACTTGTCCATCAGTTGAAGTAATAGCAAAAGAAATGGGTTTAGAGTATGAAGATAATTTTGCTGATAATAAAGAAATTCTTGAAATTTATGAAAAAGTTAAAAAAGCTTATGTTAAAGCACAAACTGCTTATCTTTTAACCTTAAATAAAGAATTGAAATCAATTAAATAATTTTTTTATAAATAATTAAAAAGGAGTAACAATATGTCTGATAAATTAATAGATAAAATTATAAATTCAGAATTTTCAGATACTAAAGAAATGATATTGGATATTATAGCAAAGAAAATTTATAATCGTATTGAAGAAAAAAAAGATAAAATAAAAAATTCATTTAATGGTATTTATGAAGAAGATAATGATGAATCTGAAGATGATGATGAATGTTCTGATGTAGGTAAAAAAATAAAATCAAAAGGTAAAGGTCCTTTAGATAGATTTAGAAAATATGATGAAGATAATGAAGATGATGAAGATGATGAAGATGATGAATCTGAAGATGATGAATCTGAAGAGGATGAAGAGGATTAAAAATGCCTAAACTTATTACAGAATATATAGATTATTCTAATTTAGATTTTTTAACAGAATCAGATGAAAATGGTAAAAAATCATTGATGATTCAAGGACCATTTATTCAATCAGAAATTAGAAATAATAATAAAAGAATATATAAAAAACAAATTGTTGAAAGAGAAGTTAATGCTATAAACGAAAGTGCAATAAAAGAGGGACGAGCTTGGATGGGATTAGATCATCCAGAAAAGCCAACTGTTACTTTAAAAGATGCTTGTGCAATTCTTAAAGTACTTAAAATGGATGGAAATGATGCATTTGGTAAAGCAAAAGTATTAGAAGAACATCCAAATGGTCGAATTTTAAAAACTTGTATTGATAATGGAAAACCTGGAGTTTCAACACGTGGAATAGGTACAGTCGATAAAAGTACTGGTTGTGTTAATGAAGATTGGAAATTAATAACAATTGATTGTGTTGGTTCTCCATCTGCACCAAAAGCTTTTATCGAAGGTATTTTAGAATCTAAAGAATATATAATAGGAGATTCTGGTGATTATGTAGAAATTGCTGTTAATCAATTACAAGAACAGGTTGATAGAGATTTTAGTTCTAAGGCAGTTCTTGGATATATGTTAAATTTTATAAATAATATAAAGGGGAGAATTTAAATGAATACAAAAGATTTTTTAGAAAATTATGAAAAAATTTCTAATAATTTATTAGAAAACGTATTTTTTCCTTTGAATGAAAAGAAAGAAATATTAAATGAAGAAGATATATTGGATGAAGAAACTGATATTATTTCATTAAAAGCTAAATTAGATGCGAAAAAAAGAGGTCTTAAACATCAAAGTCACAATGTTTGGAAGGATAAAGGTGGTCAAGAGTATAAATGGAATAAAACATTGAAAAGATTTGAGAGAATTGAAAATAAAAGTAAAGAGAAGAAACATTTTGAATTTACTGGTAAGACTAAAAAACTTAAAGATGGAATTGTTTTACATCAGATTAGAGCCACAAAAGATCTTCCAATGCATAATGTTGAGAGAGGAGATGTTGGAGGGTGGATAGAAAAGCCAGAAAATCTTTCTGGAAATGCTTGGGTTTCTGAAGATGTTTGGGTTTCTGAAAACGCAAAAGTTTCTGGAAACGCTCAAATTTCTGAAGACGCTTGGATTCGTGGGAGTGCAGAAGTTTCTGGAAACGCAAGAGTTTCTGGAGATGCTCAGATTTTTGGAAAGGCAAGAGTTTCTGGAGATGCAAAAGTTTCTGGAGATGCTTGGGTTTTTGATGATGCAAAAATTACTGGAGATGCAGAAGTTTTCGGATATGCAAAAGTTTCCGGAAACGCAAAAATTTATGGAAATGCAAAAGTTTCCGAAAATGCAAAAATTTCTGGAGATGCTTGGATTCGTGGAGATGCTTGGATTCGTGGAGATGCAGAAGTTTCTGAAAACGCTCAAGTTTATGAAAAAGCTTGGGTTTTTGGAAATGCAAAAGTTTCTGGAGAAGCTTGGGTTTCTGAAGATGCTCAAGTTTCTGGAAACGCAAGAGTTTCTGGAGATGCTCAGATTTTTGGAAAGGCAAGAGTTTCTGGAGATGCTCAGGTTTCTGGAATTTCTATAATTTCTGGAAATAAAATAATCACATCTGGAGAATATAAATAATTTTAATATTATAAATTAAAAAAATTAAATAAAAATGAAAACAAATATAAAAACAATTTTAAAAGATTTAAAGAAATAGTGTTAGACCAATTAAAGAAATCATATAATAAATAAAAAGGAGTTATAATGAATTTACAAAAAAGAATTGAAAGTTATCTGGAAAAAAAATCACTTAATGAAAATGTGACTTATGAAAGTTCAAAAAAAGAATATGAAAAAATTCTCAATTCTATTAAAAGTCTAAAAGGACAGGTTTATCAAATTCAGAAAAATGTTGATAATGAAATGCTAACGGGTTTAACAAAAGAATTAAAAAAAATTCTTGCTGATATTGAAGATAAAGTAAAGAAAGACTAATATTTTTTAATTTTATATAAATATTTAAAATGGAGGATAAATTACTTATGAATAATATTACTAAAAAATTAAAAGAAATTTTAACCCCTGAAGATATGAAAGCTCTTGAAGAAGCTATTCAGATCATGGTGGATGAAAAAACTTCAAAAGATACTTCTCTTCTTGTTGAAGAGGAAAAATCTAAATTAGAGAAAGCCTCTCATGAATATGTAGAAAGAGCAATTCTTGAGGAAACAGAAAAACTTCAAAATCAACTTAAAGAAGATTTTGAAATAAAAAAGGAAAAATTGGAAGAAGAATATATTGAAAAGTTGGATTCTTTTTTAGAACATGAAATATCTGAAAATATTTCTGATGAAGTTTTGAACAATATTGCAATAAATGAAACTTACAAACCAGTTGTTGAAGGTATAAAAAAGATTTTTGCAGAGCAGGGTTTAGAACTTGATTCAGATGGTTCAGCATTACTTAAAGAAGCACACAAAGAAATTCTTGAACTTAAATCAGATGTTGATCGTTTATTGGAAGAAAATCTTGAACTTAATAATATGTTGGAAAAAATGTCAATCAGAGATATTATAAACGATAAAACTGAAGGAATGCTTCCAGAACAGAAAAGTCGTGTAGAAAATATGTTTGAAGGAAAATCATTTGAAGAAGTTGAAAATCGTATTGATGAATTTGTAGAAATTGTTTTAGATAATCGTATTGATGAAGATGATGATGAAGATGATGATCTTTTAATAGAAGGTGATGATAATCCTGGGGATTATATAAAAGAGCAACAAGAAGAACATCTTAAAAATATGAAAAATACTGGAAATAATCTTGATAATCAAATTAATGAAATTATGTCTATACTTAAATAAATTTTTAAAATAAATTTTTGTTTGTTTAACTTTTTTGATTTTGAAGGTGGTTTATATGAAATAGAATAATAGGAGTAATATATGCTTACACCTCAACAGAGACATGAAATTCTCAAAAAATGGGAAAATAAACCTGGCGAAATGTCTACAAAGAATATTGAAGATCCTTATATCAGAGAAAATACAGCTATTTTATTGGAAGCACATGAACAGGATCTTATGCATTCAATTCAGAGAATTGATGAAGCTGCTAATGCAACAAATACAACGGCTTCTCTTGCATCTTTGGGTAATTTAGACGGTAGTCCGAATAATGACGCTTATAAATTTAAACCGATTGTTATAGCAATGATGCGAAGAACATTTCCTCAACTTTGGGCTCATAAAGTTGTTGGAGTTCAAGCAATGAATGGTCCAGTTGGTCTGGCTTATGCATGGCGTGCAATATATAATGATAATTATAATAACGAAATAGCTTGGGAAGATGTTGATTATTATGCTGGTTATACCGGTTCAACTTCAGGGACCTCAGCAGTTTTAGATACTACTGGTGGTGTTGATGCTTATTCTGCTACTTCTGCCTTTTCACCTTTT